AGAAATGCTTTGCCCCAGCTTTCGGCGGCTTTTTTTAGGTCTCTCATTAGTATCTCCTTCGAGGTCAAAGTAACTGCCATTTTTGTCTCCCAATGTCGTAAATGATATATGGAAATGCGAGCGGTGAGGGTTAGAGCCTCTGTAAGCTCTACGCTTCCAGTTGAGTATCGGACTCATTATCTTGCCATCGTAGATTATGTATTTGATTCGCTTATCGCCTTTCTTGGCTAATTTACGAATCTTCTCAACTAACGCATACGCCTCTTCTTTGTGCGCTGATAGTTCAGAATCAATATCTATAGCTCTAACGATTCCATCTCTTGGTATATGGTCAGAATTGCTTTTAGCGAGGTGGCGAGAATCTGCGATCCAACCATCAGAGCGCCTATCGCGATCAGGATAATCGTCATCAATCTGCTCCCGTAACTGAACACCTGCTGCACATAGTCTGGCCATTAGCTCGAGAAATTGTGCTAACTCAGCAGCAGTTTAGCTTCATCCTCGGTAATTCCGAGTTTTTCTAATAGTGCGGCTTTTGCTGCTGCGGCTTCCGCTAAGGCTTGGGCTTTTGCTTCAGCTGTTGCTTTATCAACTTCCCATTGAGCTAATTCATCTTCTGTCATATCGCGTTCAATAACTTCGCCTGTTTCAACATTATGTATTTTTACTGTTGTCATTATTTTACTCCATAAAGAACATAGGAACCGGCGGTGAATGAACCCGAAGCCACTAATAAAGTTATGCTTGTGATTGCCGCAGTTTGATTATATAAATTGGACACTGCGTAATAATTAAAGTTGGTTGTAGTTGTTTGATTGTTGGTTATACCAATTCCATAACTTGTCTTCCAAGTTGTTGTATTAGCGTAATCTGGAATAATGTGCTGGACTAAAGAATTGCTTGAGCCATTATCAGATTCAGCCGTCAATTCACCTTTGTCGTTACCGAATGTTCCAGAAGTTACACCTGTGCCAATTGCTCTAGTGGAATAACGAGTATTACTATCGCCGTTGAATCTAATGAATAGTTGAGCCGCATCGCTGCTCGGTTGAAACCCCTTGATAATTAAATATAAATTAACATAATCGCCGCTAATTCCACTTAGCGTCACTGATGAACCACTCAAAGTTCCAGAAGCTAATGAAGTCATTCCGCCAGCCGATATATCACCCCAAACGTAATCTAAATCTGTATTGGAGTTCTTTTTTAAATATTGTCCAGTTGTTCCACCTTTTAAATCAACAAAGGACGCATCTATGGAATTGCCAAGAGTCCGCATTGCTGCGGCTCCGTCTTTAACTAAATCTGTATCGTCAGGGGTTTCCCATCCGAAATTTGTCGTATTTGCCATAGTTCTCCTTTAGGCGATTATTGTAGCGTTTAGCCAGTCCAATGTTGGTGAAAGTGTGTTCCAGGTTTCTGTGCCAGGAACCGAGTTCCATCTGAAGGCCTGGAGTGAATAGGCCACAGGCGAAAGTGTCAGCTCTAGGCTTAGACCCTTGACCCCTGCCCTCCAAGTCCATCCCTCAACAAACCCTTGAAATTCTCCGCCAGACATATTGGCAGGGAGATTCTGGATATTGACTGGCAACCCCATAAATACATTTAATAACGCATCGCGATTGGTGTCACCAATTTCAGGATTGCCCAGAGGGAAGGTGATGGATTTGAACTCAAATTGAGGATAGGCGCGGATGGAAAGATAGAAGGCGGCTTGAGCCTCAGCTTCTGATTGGCCTTTGATTGTGGTGCTGATGGTGGTGGCTAATTCGCCATAAAGGGCAATGGAGTCATCATCTTGATCCGTTGCTGAAGCATTGCCTGATGAGCCATAAATGATTGAGATTTTATTTCGGACATCTCCTGCCCGCTTGATAATCTCCAAACCTGATCCATAGGCTTCATTGGCATCTAGATCAACATAGCCATAAGTGGCGAGATATTCACCGCGATGAGTCGAGTCTGCATAACCAATGCGGCCCAGATTGTCCTCATATAAATAACCTAGCCCAGAGGTGGCAATTCCAGAGGCTATGTTATAGACAGAATCATTGAGCTGGTTTTGAGCTTCTAACTCATAATCTCCAGGCTGATCAATTTCCCCAAGTCCTGTGTTACCAGCCTGCGCCCAAGTTGTTGTTGCATCATAAGTGGCCCAGGTCTGCGCTCCTGGAACCTGCTGCCATTGGGCAAGTAATACTGTGGAAAGCAAAGCATAAATCTGATCGCCATCTGTATCACTTGACAGATTGCCTTCATAGATAGCGCGAGCTAATCGGGCCAATGCTCCGACTGCCACAAAACGAATCTCTTGAGCAGTTTGGATTGTGCCAGCCGTTGTGACTGAGATTGAAATGTCGGTGAGGAAACCGCCAAATAAAACCACATAATCCCCAGCTGAATCTTTGACCTCAATTGTAACTGGATCATTGATTTGATAAGGAACTGAGTTGGATGGGTCGGTGATGAGGCTGAAAATGGAATAGGAGGCTGAGGGTTGCTCATAGATAGTTTGGCGGCCTGAAGTGATGGTCAGGTTGGTTAGAGTCGCATCGGTGACTGTGTAGCCATTGATTTTGACTCGCCATTCAGGGGTGAAAACTGTCATAGGATTTGAGCGAATCCTGACCCGCCAGAACCTCGTTGCTGAGTTTGCTGGATGGCTAATTGAACTGCTCGGGTGAAGCCAGTTTCATCGATAACTGATGGAGCATTGACATTGATTGTGATGCCAGCACTTTCCCCTGCTCTTGCAGCTGCCACATCAAAAGTTGATGGAATTGCATTACCTGATCCAACTAATGTCGGAGCTGCCGCGATTGTGCCAGTTGTCGTTTTTGTGGTTGCGCCAGTTGTGGTTGTTACTGTTGGAACTGTCGGGATTGTGGTTTTTGCCCCAGTAGTTCCTGCGGTGAAACCAGATGGCAAACTGGCAGCTGGAACTGTGTTTGAACCCGTAAAGTTGCCAACATTATCGGGCAGTTCGACATTTGATCTGTTAGCTAATGCGTTTGCTGCCGATAACACTCCAGCGGCTAATGCAGCTGCGCCAATTCCGAGCAAAGGATTTAAGGCAAAAGCCGCTGCGACTCCAGCAACAATTGCTGATGCCTTTAGGGCATTGTAAGCAGTAATCAAAGTCCTAATGAGTGCAATTGTGGCAACAACGGCTGCTTGAATCTTACTGACCACAAACATTGTTGTCAGAATTGCAGCAGTCGCGAGGGCAACCTCTTTCAAATCAACAACAATGTCAAAGACTGTGCGAACTCTCTTGCCCCATTCCTGGGCTGATTTTTGGGTTTCTGTGAAACTTGCACCGAGACTATTTTTGCCAGTTAATCCATCAATAAATGAGCTGAGAGCGGGAACCGCAACCTCTTCAACAAAGGTGGCTAATTCCAACATAACTGGCAATAAGGCTTCACCGAGTTGCGCTTTGGCATCCTCGACTGCTGCGCTGATTTGCCTCTGTGAGTTTGCCAGTCCATCAGAGGTGCGAGTGAAATCTCCTTGCGCTAAGGAGGTTTGCTCCATAATAACTTTTTGAGCAGCCAAGACTTTCTGCTGAGCAGTCAGCGCACCTGTGCCATCATAAATTCCCAACTCCATTGCAGCGGCTTTGAGAGTTGCATCATTAAGCAGAACACCATAACGACGCAGCGGTTCAGCTTCTCCTCTAAGTGCCGCACCGATAGCAAGGATGGCATCCTCTGGAGTTGTGTTATTAAATGAAGCTAGATCAGAAGCAAGGGCTACAAAATCAACTGAAAAATCAACTAAGGCTTGACCAGATAATCCAGCGGCTTTGCCGAAAATGGCAAAGTTAGCAGCTGCATCTAAAGCCTGTTGTTTTGATTGACCTAAATTCTTGGCAGCGGTATCTGCGAACTTTTGAACCTCTGTGGCAGTATCACCAAAAATGACACCAATTTTTGAGACTGTTTCCTCAAGATCGGAAGCTGCGCCAATGGCATCCTTTGTAAATTTGAGTGCCATTGCGGTTGCAGCTGCACCCATAGCAGCAAAAGCCAAACCGACTTTTTTATTGATTGAATCAATTTTATCGCCAAAGGTTTCAGATTCTTTTTTGCCTTTGTTAAGACCATCAACAAGATTTTTAACATCCGCAAGGAACGAAAGTTTGAGTGTTCTATCTCCAGCCATCAGAAACCTCTAACCCAAGGCTTGATTACTTCATCCATTTTCGCCTGCCATTTTCTCACTAATTCAGGCTGAATGCTGCGAAGTGTCGGAAATATGAACCAGCCGCGGCTGCCTCGACCATACCGACCTGAGTAACTAGGAAACTGTTTGAAACGCTTTGAGCCGAACTCAAACGCAGGCCAGAGAGATCGAGTTGTGCCTCCGCCCGAAAAACGCTGACGAGCAAAACCATAGGAAAAATCTCCTGTTTTGCTGGTTTTTGATATTGATACTCCGTCTGCGATTCGTCTAACTGCGGTTGGATTGACATATCTTGAGTAAGCAGTTTTTCTAATTTCGCCAGCTGCAAATTGAGCGAGTTCAAAACCAGTTTCTTGGGCAACCTTAGTGGCAGCGTCATCCATCGCTTTAAAAGATTTTTTAATGAGGTTAAATTCTTGGCGATCATAGGCGATGCTTTCCTGTGCCATTTTTCATCTCCAATATCTCTGCGGCGGTTGCAATGTCATCAGCATCATCCCAGTATTGCATCGCAATGCCTGTCTCAATAGCCAGTTCAACTAAAGTTCGGCGGATGCTTCCTGGGGAATGGCTTTTGGGTCTGATGCTCCAGTTGAAACATCTGCAACTGTCTCCATCCAAATATCAAATGATTTGACTGGTTTTCCAGCGGATTCTCGCCTGTAAGCGTTATACGCTAAAAACATCAAATCCCAAATTCCGATGACTTCTTGGGCTTTTGCCAAAGTGTGTCCAGTTGCCTTTTCCCACTTTGCCCACTCGGGCGGTTGCGCCACATAAGTTGCACTCTCGCCCGAGTTGTATTCAATTGTTATTGGTAACTTCATCTCCCGATGCTCCGATCTCTTAGCTGAAGGTCTCTGTTGGTGTTCCAACGACTGTCATCGTCCAAGTATCAGTCAGCGCTCCTGGTGCTGCGCCCCCTGCAGTTGGGAAGATTGGCAATACATTGAA